CTGTATCTGGGTGGCTTAAACCTGCACCCCATTTCTAAAAATGAACGCTCCATTAGGATGAAGAGATACAACACTGTGCAGCAGGAACTGCGTGGTGACATCACCAAGACCAGACAGGATAAGAGCCTCTCTAAGTCACAGAAGAGCAGACAGATTGAAAAGTTTCGTAGGCGTATAGATGAGGCTAGAGAAGCAAAGAAAGAATTCGCCGCTATTACCTCATGAGTCTGGTGGTCGTGGAATGGGTAGACATACTAGCCACGTGCGGATGGGAAAAAGAGAACGAGGTAGAGCCTCAACGTCTATGGACGATAGGATACCTCGTCAAAAAGAACAAGAAGGTAGTCAAGATAGCGACTACCAAGGACGAGAAGGGAGAGTGGTACGGCTTTCACGCCTTCCCGACAGGATGTGTGGTGTCTATCAAGGATGCTAAGGATAATCACGCAGAAGTTTTCGTTGAGTGACCGCAACGATCTCATCATAGTACCCTTCACCATCTAGTTCTCGCAACATAATCACCCCTCTCCACCACTGGTGTTCGGTATCCTTGCACCAGTTCTCAGTGTAGTCTGGGTGACTGAAGCATCCGGCACTAAGTCCGAATATTTTCTGCCCGTCAGGGCGCGTCTGTTCAGCGTGGTTGTACAGATGGGTGTGACCCTGTACCGCACTACAGTGTAACTTAGAAACGAGCGTGTGGCCCAAATGAACGCTGCTGATGGGCCTTCCTGATATGCCAGTGGTGAAGTAATGGCTGAAGGTTATCCCAAACAGGGTGAGAGAGCGCTTAAAGTCCACGACTTTCCACCCAAACTTCTTGTACTGGAGGTCGTCTATGGATATAGCTCCATCTAATTCCGGGGCTGAATTGGTTGCTCTGGTGATGCGATCCTCGTGGTTACCAAGGCACATATAGAACTTGGGCCTGTATTGTTTATCCTTGTTCTTTCTTTTCCTCTCATTGTGTTCACGCAGGGGGGCAAAGAACTTCTCTTGGGCTTCAATGGCACTGGCTACATCATTCTTGTAGCGCCTACCCTCAAACCCCTTTGTTCCCTTGTCATAGGAAGAAAGTGACGGCAGGTCAGCCCAATCACCCATACATACCACATGTTCTGGGCGTTCCCTCATTAGATACTGACCCACCGCCGTAAACCTCTCGTTGTCATAGCCCGGTGCAGCATGGGTATCAGGGATAATAAGAAGATTCATGCGGTTCCTCCAAATGCTTTCGGCCTATCATTACTACTTAATCTTTTAATAACCTCTAACACCTGACCATACCGCTCTCTGTTGTTGCTGACCTTTGCCCAAGAAACACAGTTGAAGTCTTCACATAACTGTGGCCTATCATCGTAGATAGAACACTCCCACGTAGGATGTTTGGCATACTTTGTTTGCCTCATATGGGAGCATTTGATTCGGATGCCATCCCCCAAGAAAGTTATATCAGTAGATTTTTCTACCATCGCACTCAATGCATCCATCATTCTTTCGTCTGCCCACTTGGGCTTTATATCCATTGAGCAACACAAGGCACAACGCTTGCACAGGTTCTCATTAATATCCTCTTCCTTTAGTGGCCAAGGACTCACCTCTCACCACACCCCTCTGTATCGCAGTTAGGATAATTAGAACAAGTAAGATGCATATCTTCACTATAGAAAGTATTTTTTTCTACCCACTCCTGAAGCTGTTTGAGTGGTAGGCGCACACACCTACCAACCCTAACGCATGGAAGTTCCCCAGAGTGGATAAGTCTACTAATTGTTTTTGTTGATACGCTGAATAGGTCAGCAGTTTGTTTTATGGTGTAAAAACTATTGTCAAAGTGCTTCATATTTCACATGCTCCTGCCATACAAGCGAACTCCTGACTGCTAGTGGTCTGGTCCTCTTCTTCCTTGACAGAGTTCCAATCTATCTCAGCGGGTAGAGTCTTGGCTAGTTTCCTGTATGTCTCAGGAGAACAGTCCTCATAGGGTGCTGACTCATAGCTGTGGTCATCATCTGCGTGTGGAAGAAAGCTAACACCAGATAGAATGTTAAAGTTCTTATACACCCATGCGCCTACCTCTACCCACTCGTTCTCTCTAACAGAGACAGTGATAGATGGCTTGTGTTCACACCAGTTAAGGGCAAACCTTTTCCATATATCCAGATGCTGAAGGGCGGTGATGTCATGACGAGTGATAGCATTCTTGGGAGACTTCATGCCAAACTCAAACACCCATGCTCCATCGTTGCGTGGGTCAGCGTGATAAGGAACCCCGGCCTCTATCATGACGGTAGAGATGGGGTCCTTCTTATCGTTGCGAACTCTACGAATGAAAAAAGAATTGTGCCGTGGATGGATGCCGCTGGATGAATTAACCAACTGACTCACCGTCCCTGACGGTTTAACACAAGTGATGGCGGCTGACTCAGGTATGCCCAACAACTTGGCGGCAGAGATGTTCTCCTTTATTGCGTGATCTCTCAGCCCCTGTAGTTCCTTGTCGGTTGCCTTAAGGATAGCGGGGCAATCCATGATGCCAGTGAGAGACACACCCAACAGCCTCTCTTCCTCTGTGTTCCTCTTCCATGGTACAGAGAGGTAACGGAAGTCTGTTAGGGTAGATTGGATAGTGCCAATCCATGTGGCTTGGGCAACCTTCTTGCGAATGGTAGCCAGCGTGTCATCATGACGGCACACTACCTCAGAAAGGTTGCAAAATTCTCGTGGCCTAAGTACGATTTCAGAACAGGGGTTTACCCCAAATTCATAGTGGCTATCTCTGCGCTCTGGAACCATGTCCTTTGCTGCTTGCCTATTAAAGATACCACGCTCACCACTCTTGCTCTCATAGAGTGATGTCCACTCTCTTAGGAAAGCACCAGTATCTGGCATCTCAGTGTAGGCCACGCTGTTATTAGCCAGTGATCTCTGACCATCCTTTAGGAACCACTCGCCTGACTTGGCATGACGCATACGGTCATCAGTCAGGTTGGACAAGGAGATGGTAGCGGAACGCCTAACACCCCCCACTACTACGGCTTCACCCACATAGCATACAAGGTCGTGACATTCTAGGCTTGTGAGTCTTCTACTTTTGGCGTGTGTGAATACTGAAACCATGTGTTTGAATAGTTTATCTAGAGGCTCACTCCCACTGGCTCTCCCTCCGAAAGTCTTGAGCCGTGACCCGGCTGGCCTGACCCTAGACAAGTCCCACTTGGGAACTCGCCCACTATAGAGTAGGCTGATCATTTCTCTGACCCCTGTTGCCCAGCCAATCTTTGAATCTCTTACGATGATGACGGTGTCCGTATCGTGGAACTCTTCTGCAACCTCTGGTAGCTGGTTGATGTACTGTCTCTCAACGCTGAACCCTACCCCTGTCCCACACATGAGGATGTACATGATCTCATCGAACGCACGGGGTGAGTCAATGGGTAGGTAGCTACAGTTGTAGCCAGCGCAAGCATCCCTCGACAATGCTTTTCCCGCAGTCATAAAACAGCGCATACTGGGCATGACATCCAGATCAAGGATGGCTCGTTCAATATCAGTGAGTTTTAGATCGAGTCTGTCTTCAAAGAAACCAGTGTATCTCCTTACGGTTTCTCCCCAGTTCTCTCTCCTTTGTAGTTCTTCTAGGTAACGAGCATACCTAGTCTTGTGAATCCACTGTTGGTATACGTTCATAATATGGGAACGTCCTTATCTGTTGAGGGGGAAACTTCTAGTTCGTCAAACCGATCTTTAAGGTTGGCCTCTTGAGCATACTTAACATACTCGTCAAGACCAACCCCAAAGAACTCCTCGAAAAATCCAGACCAATCCTTGGCCTTGTCCTTCAATCGTTTCCTGTAACAAACACGTGCCATACTATAACGCACCTGTTCGTATAGTTTAGAATTAGAAGGGGATATTTTCGCCATCAACTACATCATTCTTGGAACCCTTTGATCCTAACATTTGCATAGAGTATCCGTTAATTTCGGTAACGTACTTCTTGTT